AAAAAGGAGGGGAGGGGCCCCAGCAGCTAACTCTTTTCCATAACCGCTCTGTTGTGTGTTTGTGTTTTCTTTGGTCTTCTGTGTTTTTCATTGCTGTTGCTGGTGGTCGTGTTGTGGTGGGTTGTTTTGTGTTTGGTTTTTTTGTGTGTTTTGGGTGTGTTGTTTTTTGTGGTGTGGTATGATGTGAATATCAACCGATAGGAAGGAAGATAAAATGATTAGCAACAGCATCATTAAGAATTATGTCGAAGACTACGTCCTGAACAGTGACCAATTCGTCGATGAGTTTGACGTTGATGCGATTGTCGAGAATCTGCATCATGTGGCTTTGGTCAATGATATGGTCATTGAGAAATATGATGATTGTGATTCGTTTCCGGCTGATGATTTTACGGAAGCGTTTGAGGAAGCGTGAGAGATAAAGTAAAAGCCCCTAGGTCGATAAACCTAGGGGCTTTTACTTTGTCTCTCTTACTGTTTGTCTGTTACGGTGATATGCAGGCTGTCTAGTTTCTTTTTAACAGCGTTCTGCACTGTCTGGGCTATGGTTTCTGGGTTAGCCCCTACTGTCTTGCTGAGTGCTTCGATGGCTGCTGTTTGTGCTGTGAGCATGGTCTTCAGTTCGGCAATATCCCAGCGTGCTTGTATAACTCCGTCGAATAGATTTCGTCCGTCGTTGCCTTTGGCTTGATATAGCGCATCTATGGCCCTGTCTTTCAGCTCGTTCCGTGTCTGTATAACTCCGTCGAATAAGTTTCGTCCGTCGTTGCCTTTGGTTTGGTAGAGTCCTGTGGTTACGTCTGCTGCTGACACTTCGTCGTCCCTTCCTAGTATTTGGTTTGCTTTGTCAATGACGTAGTTTACATCAAGTCCGTTTACCGTCCTGTCTGGGCACCCGTAGTGGTCGGTGCCGGGCACTTCGCGGTGTAGCCAGATGTTGCCGTTGAGTCCGTCGTGCCATAGTCGCGTCCATCCTTGACGTCGCGCAATATCGGCGCATAGTCGGGCGGAAGCGTCCATGCACGACTTGGTACATGGTATTCCGGCCATGCCGCCTTCGTGCTCTATGCTGATTGTCGAGTTGTTTGACGCGAAATTGGCGTCGCTGTAACTGCCGTCACTCTCGCTTACGTATTGATGTACAGTCCCGTCTGCGCCAATGCCGTAATGTGCGCTTGCCTGCGAACCGGCATTTAAGAATACGCTGTCTGTTCCCGCAAGGTGGCCGACCATGATGTGTAGTGTTATGTGGGTCACGGCGTATCCGTTCCGTCCATTGTAGTGGTTCGGTGAACCTATCCATTTCACGCCGTCCATTATTCTGCCTTCGCACTGTATGCGATTGTTTCAATCCTCTTTATCATTGTTTTCCTTCCTCTCGATATTGAAAATGTCCAGAATGTTTGAGCCGCTTAATTCTGGATTGATTTTTACGCAATTCTCCATAATCGAGGTAATTTCAATTAGGCAGATGCCTACGCATACCGGCATGAATACCGGTAGTTCGATTCCCAAGTCAATGTAATCCGAACCGTATTCTACGATTAACGCGACGCAAATAATCGCCAAGTACGCGAACTTGTGACCAAGCCCCCTCCGCATTTTCTCGCTGGACAATTCGCCGTGCATGATTGCGTTGACCACGCCTGTTACGTAGTCAATAAGCACCAATAGAAACACGATGCCGATAACAATTAATTCATGGGTTGGCATATATTCCTCACTTTCTTATGCCTGATTGCTGCAATAAGCCGCCAAGAATCATACTGAACTCCGCCTTAATTTGCGGGGTTTCGAATCGTAATCTACCGACGCGATAGGCGTTCAATATTTTCTGTGTCATGTCGTCCGAACGTTTGAGCATTATGCAATCGTTATCGACCAGTCTATAGTCAAATGTAAAATTTCTTGTGATTTTAGGCTGTTTTTTTGTGATGATATATAAGATTTCGTCGGTATCGCTTAATTGCTGATAGATGTTGAAAATACCGTATTCGGTGGTTCTTAATGAGAACGCATAACCGGCGTTATTAAAATCACTAATGAGAGCATTGGCATTATCTCTAAAATCGTTGTCGATTGCATAATTCGCATAATTCTCATCATATTTACGTAGGAACGTGCCGAATTTGGATGTGGCAACCTTTGTGCTGAACCCGCCGTAATCGGCTAATTCCACCATAATAAACCCATCGCAATATCGCTGATATTGTGTGTGATTGTCTAGCTGCGGTTTTAGGTTGATATCAAACGCGCTGAAATATGGATTAGCCAACGTTACGGCATTGCTGCACATGATAACGCGGACTCGGTCATTCCAACGGTCAACCGTGTTGTAAAATTCCTCAAGTGCCGTGACTTCTCCGCCAAGGTATCGCATATTATCGGGGAATATTTCGTCGAAGATAATCGTTCGTACTCTGGGGTAGGCAACTGATTTCACCTGTCCAGCCTGCGATAGGGCGATAAAATATCCCATGATGTGCCATGTCGGGCGTTTCTTGCCATGCTTGTCGGTGGTTGCGTCCCTGTCATCTGTCCAGTGGCATTCGGCCTGACTGCCGGATATCCTAAACTCTAGTTCTGGATATTGCTCCGCGATATCCGCAAACCACGTGCCTTTATTCTTCTGCTCCTCGGCTGTCCGGCGAAGATAAATGAACTGCCATCGTTTCTTAATCCAGTCACCGATTACCAATTTTTTGGCACCATAAGTTTTACCGAGGCCGCGTGCTCCGATTACGAACATCCAAGGCGCGTGATAGGACAACACGCGCCCATAATCGTAATAATCGTCTTCCGCTAACAGTCTCTCCATAATATCCATTCTACCATACAATAATGATAAGCCGGTAGATATCTACCGGCTTGTCGTTGTGCTAAAAGTTCGGTGACGCACTAGACCCGTCCCACACATTCAGCAGCGAATAGGCGGTATTGTAGCGTGTCCCGTATGGCCCGAATGGGGGTGTATTGAGGATATTGTTATACAGTTGCGTGAGCGATGAAGAATGCGGCACGTCCAACGCTCCTGCCGGACTTTGATGATATGCGCATGTCCATAGTATCTGCATTTTCGCATCATCATACGTTTGCGGGTAGCCCTCGTAATCCTTGGCGAATTGGTCCCGCTGTCCCTGTCGTGATTCCGTGCGCCGCGCCCACGTCTGAAACGCCACGACCTCGCTACTAGTCATTGCCCTGTCAAACGTGCCGCCTGACTCCATAAGCGTGGCGATATTTGGCGCGGCAGCGGCAAACGCTTTATACCCCTCGGCGTCAACCGCCTTCATGGCGTCCAACACCTGTAAGCGTCTGCCGAATGACCATTGTGCGATGCCGATACCCTGATTATTTGATTCGACTGCATCCCAGCGCAATGATGATTCAACGGTGCCAATAACGTAGAGCGCGTATGAACTCTCCCCGTCGCCCACGCTTGGCGTGCCCTGTCCTTGGTCGGCGTTCGGCTGACCTTTGCCGCCACGGTATATCCATGTCTGGGCGCTCGCCTTGTAGAAAATGGCTTGTGATGATGTTGTGCCCGAGCCGCTGTGATATATGAGGTTATCGCCCTGCATCTGAATCCACGTGGATATATCGCCGTCTACACTCACGCCCGGATTATTGCCCCCAGTGGGGTTGTACCCAGATTCGGGAGGTTCCGGTAGTGCCGTGGGATGCAGATAGCCGAGTAGCTGCGAACCCTTCATGAGCGGTAGCGATTGGTGGACCGCGGGCGTCGGGTTTTGTGTCAGCACATCGATATTATCCCCTTGGACGCCACCCCAGACGATAGCCACGTGACTGCCTGTGTAGATTCGACTCCCGAACGTCCAAAATACAACGTCTCCCATTACGGGCGTATAGTCGGCGCTTTTTTTCTCGAACACGCGCCCCACTGCCGCTGTAGTAGGAAAGTGAGTGTAATTCCCCTCGGCGTATCCGGTCGGGGTAATACAGTCCCCCAACGACAGATTATAGCAGTCCATGCAGTATTTTGCCCACAGGTCCCAACATTGGGCACCATAAGCCCCGTCCATATCCCAAAATTGGTTTTGGGTTCGTTCCAACCACGCTTGTACGTCTACCATACTCATATGGTACCATGCCCGGCGTGCAGAGCACGCCGAGCATGGTTTACCCCACGGCGTGAACCGTGGGGTATGGGCTAGTTGTGAGCAAAGACCGACATTGTGTTGCTGAATGAAATGTTGCCGGCCTGTCCGTTTCCATCCAGCACGTCAATGACGCTCAGGGCTGAACCTGTGAACTTCAGTTTTAGAAAATGTCCTGAGTCCATCCAACCGATAAGCGCATCCCATGCGCCGAACGCACTGGCTCCGGGGATAGTGGCGAACTCTTGCTGATTCCATTGCGTCTTATTGCCTCGGCCATTGAGCGAAACATCAAGTCCGTCTATGATAACCTCAGCGTCCCCCGTAAATCCACTTACGTTCATTTTAAGGATTTCCGAGCGTTTTGCGTGTCCGTTTTCGCAAGCCGAGGCGATGTATTGCGCATAGACGCGACTTCCTTCTGTGTTGGGGTGAATGTCGGTCATACCGCCATCCCAAAACAGCCCCCACGTCGGAGCGTCGCGAATCACACTGACTTGAGGAACGCCACGACCGCCCGCTACCATTTTGCCGTATGCGATTCCTTGATGCCAAGATGGCCAAGTGTTATCCCACATCATCGGAATAAACACAATCTTACTGTACGGGAATAGGGTGACAGCTTTTTGCAGTGTGGTTTTAACGTCGGATTCGGTTAGCGTGTTCCAATCGTCATTCCTGCCGCCACCAATCACGACGTACTTGACCTTGGTTTTATCCGCGACTTGAGTGTTTGCCGTATCAAGCTGTTTGGAGAATGTAGATGCTCCCCCAGCGATGAACCCAGCTGCTCCGACTGCAAAATTATGACAAGTCAGTCCAAGCATTTGACTGGCGACGACTATCATCGAATCAGTTGTTGGTGTCGTCGTCCTGAATCCCTCGAAATAGCTATCGCCAATAGCTACCAAAATGTTTTGATTATCGGGGTTAGGCGCAAATTTGTCGTCCGCCTGCTGGCGAGTGTAGACGTCGGATAAATCGGCCTTGCCGTTGACAAGACTTACAATCTGCTGCGCCGTCCCCGAGTATCCGCCCTGCTTGGTAAACGTCGTGTCCGTCTGAGCCTTAGAGTAGACTTCACTGGTATTTGCCTTGCTTTCAAGGCTGTCAGACAAGCCCGACACGGTTCCCTGAAGCGCCTGAAGTGCGGTGTTCTCCGCCTTGCCATTAATGGTGTCCTTCAGATTCTGCGCGGACGCGGAAGATGTGACGCCGAGCTTGCTGAAATAGTCATTCAGCTCGGCAATATCGGTCTTGTTGGTCTGCGCAAGCTCCGACGCAATGTCAGCCGATTCCTTGGCCGCGTCCGCCGCCGTTTTCGCGTTGTTCGCCGCAGCCGTCGCCGTGGTGATATTGGTGGCGTTGGCGTACATCTGATTGTCGATTTTCGTCATCGCGTCGGTGAAGTCACCGCGCCACGACGGGCGGTCGTTTGGATTGTCGCCAAACGTCGGCAGATTGTAATGGCCGGTATGCTGTGTGGTAGACATTCTTATTCTCCTTTTTCTAGGCGTTGGCTCTGCCAATACGGACGATGCCGTCCGCGTCCTTGTACATCGAATCGAGTTCGGTCGCCGTCAATCCGAGCGTTCCGGGCTGCGAGGCGGTTTTATCGACCTTGCCTGCAAGCCCCGAGGTGAGGGCGGAGGTGGTGGCGAATCCGCTCACGTCCGGGATGTCGGTTTTCTTGGCGATAGTGCTTGCCACGCCCAGCGGGGAGCCGGACGTACCGTTACCTGTGAGGTCGGTGGTATGGTGTACCGAGGTGAGACCGCCTGCTGTTGCCGACGCGATGTCGTCCGCGTTCCGCTTCATCTGCGCGTCGATTTTCGCCATATCGCTGTTATAATCCCCGAGCCATGTGGGGCGGTCGGAGCCGACGAACTGGCTGAGTTCGTAATTCGCTGTCTTGTTGGTTGCGGTCATGGTAGTTATCCTTTCTTGTCGAAATTATCTGCGGATGGGTTGCGTTCGACATAGCGTGCGTCCGCTTCCGATTGCGTGATAAACGACATGTCGGCGGGTGGATTCTCGGGCATACTCCTACCGTAGGGGAATTGTGCGCGTCCGGGAAAATCGCCGGGGACGCAATTATCGACGGCGGTCGCCTTCAAGTCGTATTCGCGGGCGTTGAGGGTAAGCCCGTCGTATTCCTGCGCGGTCAACTCCATGTTATCATAATCACCCCAGAACAGTCCATGATTACGCGAATTATCGTACATGCCGCCTAACACTTGCCCGAGCGGTTGCGTAATGCCGTAGACTGGGGACACTGCCGAGCCTTGCTGCTCCATCTCATGAATCAGTGAGAGCAATTCCGCGCGTAACGCGGTCATGTCCTGATTGAGCTGTGCAACGGTATTCGCTAGAGCCTTGTCTACAGATGTCGCGAGGTCGGTGGTGGCTCTCTCCAACCTGCCAAGATCGCACTGAAGCGTGTCTAGATTATGCTTCAGGCATTCAATCAACTGCAATGTCGTCAAACCGTCCCGGTAGGTGAACGGTACGGACGTGGGCACCCCGTCAAACAAGCGTTGCCGTGGAATCAAAGCGTTAATAGTAACCATGATTACCTTCATTCTCCATAATAATTATGGTGGTTGCTGAAAATTGTATCATAAGTGCCCCATACCTGCATAAAGCACGGTTCGAGGCTGCGAACGATTTCCATATCCACGTTGATAATCGCCTGCCGGTATTCCTGAATCAGACTCATGGCGCTCTGACTACGCCCGCTCACGTGGCTCTTGCCTTTGGAATTGCTTGAATCATGCTGATAGTCGGTTGCGCTTTGCGCGGTGGTGTGGCTGGCTGAATCCTGCGAACTGGACGCGGTGCCGGAGCTGTCCGCCTGCGATTCGTTTGCGTGGGAGGCGTAGCGTGCGAAGTCGCCCACAACTCCGGTTTGAGGCACGTCACTATCAAAACTCTTCGACGTGGTAGTGCTGGAATTATCCGACTTGGATGTGCTGGAGCTGGTTGAATCCTGCGTACTTGACGCTTTGCCGGACGACTGGGATTCGCTGCCGCTCTCGCTATCCGTCGTCATATCCATAGAATCCAACGGATTATATTCCAAGTCCAATGTCCGGTAACGTTCATTGAAATATGGCATGATTTCCGCCATGGTCATACCCAAGTAAAAAATGAACTGCTGGGCGGTTTCCTGACCTATTTCCCTGAGCGCGTAATGGCGAACGATTTTTTCATTCAACTCCGCGCGGTGAGATTCGTTGTAAATCGGGTAATAGTCGGCGCTAAGGTGCAGCTTGTCGTCGGTGTCATATCCGAATGCGATAAGATTGCCAAGGGTTTCGGTGTACTCGCCGGGGGTCGCCATCGCATAGGCGCTAAAATCCTGTATCACAATACACCTCCGATACCCGCGTCGTATGATGCAGGCATGTCAATATCCGTCGTGCCGCTTGCACTAGAGTCAAGAGCGTTCGGCACGCCGGAGCTTTGCGCGTCCGCATACTCCACCCAGACGTTAAGCTGCGGCCACAATCGGTTAATCTCAGTCGCCGCAGTCTGCCGCGCCTTAAGAAAACTCAGTCGAAAAACGTCTACTTTCTCGTTAGCCTGCGCCACTTCGTCCGATATCAGCCGTTCCTTTTTTTCCGTGCCGGACGATTGAATGCCGAGATATCCCAGTACCTCGTTAGTCACCTGCGCTTTTTGCTGGATGAACTTATCCAACAAGTAAGGTGTAGTGTTCGGCCATGGTTGGAACGTCGAGCCGGGGTCAAGCGAATCGTATCCGATGATATAGTCCTGTCCGTCCTGCCGTTGCTGAAGCATGTTCTGCACGGTAAGTTTGGTGCGGGGGTCGGCTGTGATGATGGTAGGCAGTTTCAGACTCTCCAGATTCACATCATACGCCTTGTCGATATCGGCAAGGCGTCGTGCGTACTGCCATAATGTCGGCTTGAATCCGACGCGCATTCGATTATCCCAAATAGGAATGCATTCCGAACCGGCCTTGAGCTGCCGGTAATGGTAGTTGACGCCTACCGGCTCGAAGCATGTCGGATTATTATACACATTCAACCTTCCTTGATAACCCGCCTGAGTCACAAGGAACCTGCCGATACGCTTGTCCTCGAAAAACAACGCGCACCCGTACTCGCACAGACATATTTCCAGCCAACGCTCATCCACGGTTGGCGGCAATCCGCGCCAACTGAAGCGGTTCAACGCGAGTTCCATCAGCAAATGAAGATACATGTCATCAAGCGTGACGGCGCGTGCTTTCGCGTAATTGCCGCGCGGGTGCAACGCACCGCCAACTCGATTCTTTTTAGACCTACTCATATTGCCATTATATCACTCGTAGCCAATGCCCGGCAGTGGCTCGTTGTCCGCCCAGTCGGTCACACCGATATACTCAGGCTTGTTCCAGACCGTCACGCCACGTTCAAACATACCCTTGATGGTCAAGCGGTATTCCTCCGGCAACGTGCCCCGCACATACGCTTCCTGCATCTGCCAGAACGTGAATTTCTCCATGCATTCCAGCGAGGCGGGAGGGGTGACGAATCGTTGGACAAAATATCCATAGCGTAGCATGTATTCACCTGCCGCCCTCAGCGCGCTTGGCGCGCACGTTTTGAACCGCACCAACACGCCCATAATTCCGTTGCTCAGGTTGAACATATCACCGCCGAGCGCTCCCGAAGTGGTCGGCGGAGTCAGTTGCATCTGCTGCACCTGAGCGTTGATTCCGGCGATGGCGTTCTGATAGTCACCTTGAGCCGCATACGAGGCCAGTCCGTAATTCGCTTGCGATACGATGGCGTTCAGCTGGTTGCCCAGTGCGGTCGCTCCGCTCGTGTAGGCGTTGGCCTGCGACGTGGCCGCTGCATTGGTGGCAATCTGATTCGCCGTATTCGCCGCCGCCGTGGAGTTGGAGACAGCAGCAGACGAATTGATGCCGTAATTGGCGATATCCGTCTGCGCTGAGCCGAGGAATGCCCCGCCAACTGCGTTCACCACGCCTAGCGGGTTGCAGGATGCGACGGCGTTCAGTCCCCCGCCGATGATACTGGCCATACCATTGAGATTGTTGCTCTTGATATTTTGCTCCACTTGGAGATTAGCCATCTGACTGGTTTGATTTTGTCCGATGGCGAGAGACTGGTTGAGCGAGTTTGCCGTGATGGCATTGGTTGCCGTCCGATTCTCGTTTGCCCAATTGGTTTGCCGCGTGGCGTATTCACGCTGCAATGCGGCATTGGAGTTGGCTACGTTAGCCGAAGTCAAAGCCTTCTGCCTAGTCCATTGGGCTGATTCCTGTGCGTAGGCTCGGGTGTACGCACTGTTTACCATAGCCAACGCCCCCCCGTTGTTGACCACGGAAAAGTGGGGCAGATTGGTGATGCCGAAACTGGCGTTGAGCATTTCGCCGCCGTCTATCGGAAGGCCCATATCCTTGCCGTTAATACGCAGCGGAACTATAGTACTCGCTCCGGCCTCATTGTATCCGGGAATGTAGAAATTGATTCTTGCGCCGGACGGGGCGTAAGTGTAGGTTTCCCGAATGGTGAGCGTGTCGGATTGAATATCTTCAGGTCGGTAGGTAATGACCGTGCCGTTCAGACAGCTACATTCGATAACGCAGAATGGATAGCAGCAGAGCTTGCGCAGATTCCGGTATCGGGCGGGGATGTTGAATTTATTGCGAAAGTTCGCGATAGCCATGACGTCTTCGTAGCGTAAATCCGAATCGAGAGACGAATTGAAAGAATAGATGTTGCCATATTCCTCGGACACCGACTGTCCATAAATCTCCGTAACCCTATTCCCATATCGGCTCACGTAGTCCTGTGGAATTTTCGGCACCATGTACACGGCACAAATACCTTGCGTCACCCAAGGAAACAGTGCGCCAAGGGCCATGATGTTGGCGACATACGCCATTCGATTCTCGCAGTAATAAACGGAACAACCGTCCGTTTCCTGCTCGAAGATGGCCCCGGTTGCGGTAGTCAATTTTGGGGCAGAAGTGTTGCCGGGGTCGTCGGTGAGATTAGTGGTGCTGACCACAATCAAACCGTAATCGACCCAATCAACGCCGCCGTCTATATCGTAATGCTGACCTTCGATAATGCTCTGGTATTCCTGTGCCGTTGTGACCATCTCACTGCCGGTATCCAACCCCTCCGGCAAAGCGAGATACGTGCGCCCGTAATCGTCCCACTGGTGTTCATTGGCTACGCCGATATGTCCGCGCGTCACATAGCAGCTGCCGAATGTGACGTCATGCTGGAAACTCTGCCAGACGTCCAGCATTAAAACCAATTGCGTGCAATGGGCGTTGACGTATTCGACGCGCTGGATGAAATAATACCATGCGCGTGGACCCTCCAAACCGGGGTAGTCGTTATAGGCTACGAGATAATTCCAGTTTGATGCTTCGTTAAACGGCAGTTCGACACGGGCGGGCGCATTGAAAATATGCATGGTGGCCGGACGGCATTCCACGCCGTCCAATTTATTAAACCATTCTCGCTGCGTTTCCCGTGAAACAAACCGTACGATATCACGATATGAAGCATCCCACGGCACGCGGCAGAGTTTCAGCGTCGTGTTTGGCGTCCATTCCGCCCAAGAAAAATTAGATTCCACGTAAGGGTTAGCGTCGTCAATCATCATTATCCTCCGGTATGGCAAAGCCCGGAGCAATCACGTGGATTACGCTCCGGGCCTTGTCCTGCATCACACCGTGAGAGAGAGTAGCCAATCGGCTACCCTCCCATTATATCACGCGGTCACGGTCACGCTCTTTTTTCCAGACACGCCGAACAGCGTGCCGGTGATATCAGAGCTGCCTTCCTTGACGCCAGTCACCACGCCCGATTCGGATACGGTGGCGTTCGCCGGAGTGCCGGACGTCCATGCGGCCTGTGCGGTCACGTCGGCGGTTCGTCCGTCAATCATGGTCGCCACTGCGGTCGCCTGCGCCGTATGGTCAACAGTCACGCTCGGAACGGTCACGGCAATGGACGCGATGATGGACGGATTGAATCCGATAACACCATCACCGACCACTGGCACGTCCAGAGCTGCGGACACGGTGCCCGGCACTTCCGGCGTCGCCGGATTCGTGTACAAGGCGGTTGCGGTAATCGGGATGGTGGTGTTCGGTTCGTCGAGACCGACCACCAGCACGCCGGTAGGCGAGATATATGTGTAATCGCTCTTCGGCTTAGCAGTATCACCGATACGATACTCGACCGCATCCGAACGGAACGTAGCGGCACCTTCGTTAGTGATGGTCGTATCGGCGGTGACCTGCACCGCGCCACCACGCGCCACATCGCTCGGGGTTTCCGAACCGCCACCATACATGGCGAGCTTGAGCTGGAACGTCGGCGCCTGAGCCTGCGTGCCGGTAGGGGCCACCACGTTCGCGGTGGAACCGGCGCCCGTCCAGAACATGACAGCCGGAGCGAAGCCGGACACTGAGATGATGTGCTGGACATGCAGATAATGGTTGACCGAATTGATGTTGACCGGATTGGTCTGCTGAGTCATTTCGTTAATGACCGGAATGTCAATCAGGAATTTGTCGGTCGTCAGGATGGCCTGTACGCCATCCATGCCGAACCTGTCTTGAGGAATGACGATAATCCGGTCGATGGTCGGCTCGGCGTCCGTGCGCTGGAATACCGTGGCGAGGCCCTGCACGTCAAGCGCCGACTTGACTTCCGGAGAGCAGAACAGCACGAGCTCGTCCGGACGCGCGAAAGTCGGCATGTGACGGGCGTTGTACTTGGTGGACACGAATTTAAGCGTGTCAGCCCACGCGCGAATCTGGCGCAGCATGTCACGGGCGTCCGTCTCCGAACTACCCATATTGTTGAGGTCATTGTCCATATGGACTCGCCAATACCCGCCGAGCTTCGCATATTCGACGAACTGGTGGCATAGAGCTTCGAAAAGGTCAACCTCGGCTGCATTGTAGCAGGATGTGAGAATCTGCGAGGTAAGCGAGGCCAAGCCGTTTTCGGAAGTGAAGGCACGCTGAAGCGTCTTGTCATCCGTGGTCGCAGGATACCAGTGAGCGAAGTCCAGACGATGATAGAGCGAATCCACGTCGATTTTCCACTTGCGGAAATTATCCGCGCCGAGATATTCCGCATTAGGGTCATAGACCTGCGCAAGCGGCATGCCTACGGCGATTTCCTGCCACGTGTCGCCATACGCCTGCGATGCACGTTGGAAAACGCTGAGAGGATTATTCCAACGCCACGTGTTCACATAAGTGCCGCCGATACGGTTCACCAGTGCCGAATAAAATTCGTTCTTCAACTGGGTAGACGACATAAGCGTAGCCATCTGGCGGTCCATGTTCATCTGAGTAGCCGAAGGCATTCGCCGCTGGTATTCCGGCGACGCCTCGTTGCGAATCATGTTCAGAATCTGAGCGTTGTTAAATTCGGCGAGCGGTCGAAGCTGCTGCTTCGGCGTCACCGCTGGGGTGGTTGCCATGATGATCATTCCTTCCTAAATGTCAGTCTTCGTATAGGTCGTCGAAAGTACTGTAGGTGCCGTTATAGTCGTCGTCGGTCATTTCAGCCGACTCCGGCGTCGCATTGTCGTCGGGGCCATCGTTCAGCACATGGTCGGCGGCGGCGTCGCGCATCGCTTCGACGGTTTTAGACAATTCCGCCACAGTCGCCTCCAATGCGCTCAACCGGTCGGACATGTCGGCGTTCTTGTCGTCGCCCGCGTCCTCAGGTTCATTATCGTCCTGCGTTTCAGGCTCCGGGTTCGGCGTATTGTCGTCGGCGGTCACGTCCGGTTCGGTGTCGGGCGTGGTGTCCGGCTTGTCATCATTTTCGGTGTCGTCCATAATCACCTCTTAAGGTAGATGGCACGGCAGCAATCACGCTGCCGTGCCGAATTGCTAGGCTGTGCGGGTTCCCTCGCCGTCGATGGGCGTTGGCTACGCACGTCTACATCCGACCGAATCGCCTTACCGATTGCCTACCGGTCGGGCCACCGAATCGGCTTGGGACGCACACCCCGCTACCAGTCATTATAGCACAAAAAAACAGCCGTCATCATTGACATGGCGTGACCTCGGCAGAAAATCGTCGTAGGGGATAGGGGCAGCCCGATGCACGCCACTCAACCGCATCACCGTGCTGCCATCTGTCTCTACGCCGCAATATTTGCGATTGCCGAGGATACGGAGTTTTTCATAGGTATGGTCGTTTTTCCACGCGCCCAGTTTCCTATTATCCGTTTCGATATCTGCGGGCGCATCTGACCCCTCCAATATCATGCCGTCTGTATCGGCGTAGAGCACACGACCGGCGTTCGCGTTCATCGCGCGGGACAATATTTGCCGACCGTAGGCGTTGACATATGCGGCGGTCGGTAGCCATGCGAGTGAGTTGGCCGACTCGGGTTTGTCCACAGTAAAATCCACGCCGCCATCGCCGGAAGACTTCGGGTGAAGCATTGGCCGGTAAAGCGAGGCCCCGAATTTTCCCACCAGCGAGTTAAGCAATAGTTTCGCCATTTGACGACGCTCGCCGGTTGCGGTTTGTTTCACGTGAAACCATTTATCAACGTAATTATAGTAGAGTCCATGTGATTTACGGAATTTCCAGCCGCCGATATACTCCCACACATGGACATCATAGTTTTCCGTCAGGGTTTGCCAATCCACGTCGGTCACCGGCATGGTGACGACGCCTAGCGTGCTGTCCATACGTTCGCCCTCGTATCCCCATACGGGTAGGATGTTTGTGAGTGTCGCCGTTTTTCCCGTTTTCAGTCGCGCGTCGAACGAGATAACATCGATATGCAGCGGATAATCAGCGTCATAATGATATTCTCCCTCATACCAGACGGGAGAACCTACGGGCATGGCGAAGTCGTGCATGATGCTCGGATAAAGACTATTCACATCCCAACTCCGGCAATCCCGATATTCGCCCGGTCTGCTGTACACTATCGCTCCATAGTATGCGGGGCGCATCCGATGATATTCCGCTTTATCCAATGGCGGGAAATGGCGTTTGAATCCTGCGTAATCTCCGCCGACGTAATCGCCCATTGCCATAGACGCTATGGTCATGCCCTTGAGATTCAGGGCGTCGCATTCCCGCGCGATGTTCCACGTGGTTTCCAAGTCATCCGCCCCACCAAATGTTTCACGTGAAACATTCAGTCCGTCGTCGCGTGTGATGTTGCGCACGTCCAGAAAATCCACGGTGACGCCGCCCATACGCACGCGAAAATTGTAGAAATGGCCGCGAATATTGAACGTGCCCCAAACTCCATCCTTGGCCGGATTCGATTGCAACGGCAGTCGTTTCAATAGTTGAGCCGCTATGGGCTTGATATCCTGCCATCCGTGAGCGCACCATACGCGCGTATGGTGGTCAAGCATGGTCAATCGGATGACTGCATTCGCCGTCAATGGCGTTATACCGTCATCCGTCAATAATGTTGCGCCGTCTGTTGCCGCCGTTCGACGCTCTCGCATAATTCCATCCTTTTTTAGTGTCTTGCTGCGCTAGTCATCCATTCGTCAAGTCGTGTCTCTACATCTCCTGCATCTGCTTTAGTCTCCCATTTATGTGCCTTATCATTATACCACGTTGCCTCGCGCACTACAACGCTGAAATTCGTGTTGTTTATCAGCCATCGTTTTTGACGGTTCGACAAAGCGGCAAATCTTTGAGCTACGCTGAAATCGAATGCTTCAAGTTGCTGTGCGACTTTATCAAAATCCGAAACGCCCTCGTTCTCGGGAATACGCCTAGTTCCGGCGCGTAACGGCGCACGTCCAATAAGTCCGGCGTATTCAAGCATTTCTCGCTCAAGTTTCCTACGGCTCCCCTCTCGAATCATCGCGCGTGCATGGCTTATTCCACGCTCTGAGCCGAACACGTTCGCACGGCTTCGCATGAGTTCATCGCGGGCCGAACCGCCGACCGTGTGAGTGCCCAGCACGTCAAACGGGGATTCGCCTGCACGTTCCATTTCACGCATTTCACCCACGGTATAGCGGGCCATGCTCAGCGCCTCGAATTGTTGAGCACGCTTGATTTTCTGCCGTGCCTCAACTCTGCGGCGCTGCTGCTGCCGCAATGTTTTCCGACGTTTCGGCGGTGCGGCGGCAATTTCCGCGTCAATAATCAGCGGACGCGACGCCATCTCACGGTCAAGTTTCGTGACATGAACGTCGGGGACAACCTGATACGGTTCATTATCTCGCGCCCTTAAAGCCTGCTGCTGCTCTCCGAACTCCTGCCCGACGCGTCGTGCTACCTGTTCAAGCTGTTGGGCACTGAGGTTCCCTAAAAACGTTTCGGTGATTTTCTTGGGGAGTCGTCCGGTACTGTAATCTCTAACTGCTCGCTCTCGGCGTACCTGTGCCGACCTGATTGCGGCGTTGCGTTTCAGATTGTCAGCGCGTCGGCGGTTTTTGCGTTTTGCCACGGCCCCCCCCTGTGAGTATGAAACACCCCTCGCCGCAAGGATGGAAACGGCGGGGGGTGAGTCTGGCGGCAACATCCCTATAGGGACATTGCCATGATATCATATAGTGTGGACAATAGCGTTACTTGCGCTTGTTTTCCGACACTAGTTCAAGGTCGAAGAACTTATAGCCACGACGACTCTTCTTTTCCACCACCTTGAGGGCAAGCGGCTGGTTCCACGTGTCCGGCGTGCCGAAAATGGCGAACAGATTACCGAATGCGTGCGCCAGCGTAGGGGAGGCGGCGGCAAAGTCGCCTTCCTCCGAGTGAATGACGACGCGGGTGGACGAATTGATTTCGCCGGTCTCCTGATTGGCGACTTCGATGGCCTGCGCCAGCACGTTGGTAACATGCAACGGCTCGTTGAGGTGTTCGTCTACCTTATCGGCGGTCTGCATGGCGTTGTACAGTGCCATCTTGCCGTCCATCGTGGAGGTATCGAAGAAGTGGGATACGGCGTTAGTGCCGTTTGCGGAAAAGTTGTTGCCGTTCGTTACGGTCAGTTCGTTGTCAGCCATTAGCGTTGCCTTTCCTTATAGGGATTATTAATTATTTTCCTCGGTGATAATATCATCTTCGACCACGTTGCCGTTAACCGGCCCCGGATAGTCAACAACGGTATCATCTCCAAATTCGCAATTAGCCCAATAAATCGATTCATCCATGCGCGTTGCCTGCGCATGATATTCGGCGGACATGGGTAGCATGTCCTTGTTGATTTTGCGGGCTTTCTTCATAGCCATGTCAGCCGTACGGCACGCGCCATTCACGACCACCTCGGTGTCAACGAGTTCGCCGTTTTCACCGCGCGTGATACCGCGTACGATACTGTAATGCTTGGCTCTCTTAATGTATGCCATAGTCATGCCACCTTATCTTATTGTTGCTGCTGTTGCGACATTCTTGCAATGTCTTCATCAGTATACCGCACATCTGTCAGATTGTCAAAACATCGACACGCGATTTTGACGACGGTCTGAGCAAATTCGTTGCCATCCCACACCTTGCACATTTCATAGCACGACGCGCCCTTGACATGACAGACGGCGCACCACGCCACCATAGCCGGAGCATAAATGACGCCGCCCAACATTTCAATATCCTGAGTTCGCGCCAACGCACCGATACGGGATGTGCGAGGGGACAGCGATAAGCAAACATTTGCCGCATGTTCCACCCCGTCGGCGAACGCCACTTGCGACCCTTGAGGCTTATAAAAGTCCTTGAGCAGTGTTATACTACGGCATAACGTTTCCCAATCGCCCTCACCTCGATTGTATTCACGCAAATGCAGATTACGCCGACGACCACGAATGACACGGCGCACACGGTCATCATCCAGCACGCCATCATCAAACCAGTTCGTACGTTTGTCGCTTTTATCAAAATTCAAATTCTTCGATTTCATAATCAAAACTCCAATTCCTCATTACTGGACTCTGCACCATACCACCACATATCAAACCACAAGTCGGTACTCGGGCACCGTCTCGGCGGAGTGAAAGGGCCACCCTTACGCTTCACACCTGCCCAAAACGCCCTCAGTCGCCAATAATTATCGGCGTCTGAACACGTGCCACATACCCACGAATGTATCCAACCACGAAAATACATGGCTAATTCCTTTCTAAAAGCGAAGTAAGCGCCAAGTCGGTAGCGTCAACGATAATATCAACCACTTGGTCGTAGTCACATGCGTCATACGGCGTCAATGCAACTGCATCAGTCAATCCGTCCATTGAATAAAATCGGACATCATACCGGAGTTCGTACACATTGCGGTGGGCGCAATACCATAGTCCAACGTCACCGCCCCTAAACGGAGAGCGGAACGTGGCAATCTTCCTATCATTCTCAACCATTTCAAACCCCTTTCACAAAAAAACCAATACAATAGCCACGCTCACGCCAAGCATGACCAAAAAACAAAAAACGTCACGCGCGTTGCGCGGCAGTTCGCAAAACACCGTAGCCGCCATTATAAGAAACAGCACGGAAAGAACGTAGACGGCAACAATCATGCCAACCATTATAACATCACCACCTATCAGACCAAAGACGCTCAAACCATGCCAAAAACGACAACGACACCAAAAACGCACGCGCAAATAACAAGCACCGAGGCGAACATGTCACGCCTCCTCAAACGCTTCCGTAAAATCATCAGCCGGAAACGAATCACAATCATCATATTTCTCAATGACCATATCATTGACCAAAGCCACATGATGCAGATTCTCGACAATCGCATCAACGTCAAACTCATCGACGAATTGGTCACTGTTCAGGACGTAGTCTTCGACATAATTCTTAATGATGCTGTTGCTAATCATTTTATCTTCCTTCCTATCGGTTGATATTCACATCATACCACACCACAAAAAACAACACACCCAAAACACACAAAAAAACCAAACACAAAACAACCCACCACAACACGACCACCAGCAACAGCAATGAAAAACACAGAAGACCAAAGAAAACACAAACACACAACAGAGCGGTTATGGAAAAGAGTTAGCTGCTGGGGCCCCTCCCCTCCTTTTT